TTTGGTCACAACCCCCTCAGTGTTGTTTGGGGGATCTGTGTCAACACAGGAGCGAAAACACTCCAAGGTGTTTCGGTGGCGGGTGCATGGAACAACTGCTGTCGGTATTCTCAAGGCTTTACTGCCCTACCTCCGATATAAGAGAAGGCAGGCAGAACTTGTGGCCCGCATGAGTCGATATCCAACCAAGTCAGCGATGCATACTGCCATGCAAAAGCGGCTGAAAAAAAGCAGGGAGAGGAGATATTGATGGATCCAATTGACCTTGTGCCTACAGAGACCCTTTTGAGGGAGTTGCGTAGGCGATTTGACACCATGGTGTTTCTTGGTGCAGCCACCAAAACATCAGACATGGAAGACGTAACGGTATCTTTTGACGGCCAGTTCCACTCAGTGTTGGGGCTGGCCGAACTTGGTAAAACAGCAATAATGCAGGGGATCAGCGATGACTCAGACCGCCCTAGTGATTGACGCCGACATTCTTCTTTGGGAAGCCTGCATGAGCTGCGAGCAGCCCTATGACTGGGGAGATGATTTTTGGACACTGCACTGTGACGCCCGCGAGGCCCAGCAAAAGTTCGACAATGATGTGGCAACCCTCAAGGAAAAGCTCAACGCCCGCTCTGTGGTGATGGCCCTGAGTGGTCCCAAAAACTTCCGTAAGGAGGTGCTGCCAACCTACAAGAGCAACCGTAAGAAGACTCGCAGGCCGGTTGCGTTCCATGCGGTGAAGAACTACATCCGTGAAGCCTACCCCACCTACGAGTTTGAGAACATCGAAGCTGATGATGTCTGTGGGATGTTGATGACAGGCATGTATCAGAGTAAGTTCGACAAGGTGTTGGTCTCTACCGACAAGGATCTCAAGCAGATTCCAGGTCTTCACTACAACCCCGGACACCCTGAGGATGGCGTGTTTGAGGTGAACAAGTTCGATGCTCACTACAACTTCTTGATGCAGGTGCTCACCGGAGATGCGGTTGATGGATATTCGGGCTGTCCCGGTGTTGGGCCCGTTGGAGCAAAGAAGGTGCTCGATCCTGACCCCTGCTGGGTGTCTGTCAGGAACGCATACGATAAGGCTGGGCTGTCTGAGGAAGATGCCCTAGTCCAAGCTCGTGTCGCCTACATTCTGCGAAAGAGCGACTATGACCGCAAAACACAAACTGTCAAATTATGGAGGCCAAAGCCATGACAAGAGAACAACTACTACGCCTACACCAGATGCTGTGTAATGAAGCACAGTCTTTGATGAAGGTCAAAAATCACGATTACAGCGGCGGGAAGGATGCACAAGACCCCTTTTTGAACTTCACACGGGTGGAGAAACTGGGGATCACAGACACTGAGCGAGGATTTATGGTCCGGATGACGGACAAGGTGTCGAGGCTCATAACCCACCTTGACAACAAGACTTATGCAGTCAAAGATGAATCCTTCAAAGACACCATTCTGGACCTCATAAACTACAGCATTCTTATGTATGCCTATGTAAATAGAAAGAAGGGTGACTATGAGGAGTAAAAACAACCCCGTCCCCCGACCATCACACATAGATCAGGGCCTCATCAAGTGGCTTGACTATCACTTTCCAGAGAGATGCCCTGACATCGAGTGGTCAGATCGGGAGGTCTGGATGAAAGTAGGTCAGCGTAGCGTCATACGTTGGCTTCTCAATCACAAAGAAGATATGGATGATAACATCCTCAAGGAGTAATAATTATGTGTATTGGCGGATCAAGCGGCCCAGCACCCCCACCCCCACCAGCTCCAGTGCCTCCACCCCCACCTCCTCCCACGATTAAGGTGAAGCAGGCACCAGAATTTAAGATTCCTGAGCGAGCTGAAAACACCCAACTCAAAGCAGACAACCCTGTGGTGATGAAGCGATCTGCAAACCCCCGCAAGCGTGGTAAGCGGATGCTCACGATCCCACCAGAAGAAGAAATGACCTACTAATGGAATCACTCCAGTCGATCTACAGCAAGTGCGAAGGACACCGCTCACAGTTCCTAGAACGTGGGCGTGACTCCAGCCGGATCACCATACCCACGATTCTCCCTGAAGAGGGTAGGACTTCGGCCACTCGATACCCCACCCCATACCAAAGTATTGGGGCTCGGGGTGTCAACAATCTGTCTTCAGCACTGCTGCTCAGCCTCCTCCCCCCTAACGCTCCATTCTTCCGGCTCATGGTCGATGAAGAGACAAAAATGGAGCTGGAGGCTGTAGATCCACGGGTGGTGACTGAGGTAGAAAAATCACTTTCTAAAGTTGAAAGAGCGGTGATGGATGAGATTGAAGTCAACGGTATTCGGACGGGTTTGTTTGATGCTCTTCGTCATCTCATTGTCACTGGCAACGCTTTACTTTATTTCCCTGACGGCGGCATGATGCGTGTGGTCCACTTGGACCGATACGTTGTAAAGCGTTGTCCGCTGGGGCGTGTCCGCATGGTGATTGTCAAGGAGTCTGTGTCCCCCGTGATGCTGCCCCCAGAGCTTCGTGGTATGGCTGGTGAGCCCTCATCGGACTCTTACGAAGACCACCTGGATATGTACACAGGGATGGTGACTATTGATGACAAGACCATCGAGGTCTATCAAGAAATCAAAGGGCAAATCATTGAGTCTACTCGTCGGCAGATCCCCACCGAAGAGTCACCATTCATTCCTCTGAGAATGGGCCGAGTGGATGGTGAGGACTATGGACGCGGATATGTCGAACAATACTACGGGGATTTGCAATCTCTTGAAGGGCTTACTCGTGCTCTTGTGGAAGGCACAGCTGCTGCATCAAAGCTGCTCTTCCTTGTCAATCCGAACGGAACCACCAGGGCTCGTACTTTGGCAGAGTCACCCAATGGAGCAATCAGGGAGGGATCAGCCGGTGATGTCAGCGTTCTTCAAAGTCAGAAAGCACAAGATTTCTCTGTTGCTCTCAATACCATCAACAAGATCGAAGAAAGACTCTCTTATGCCTTTCTCCTCGTTGAGGGGAGCATTCGTAATGCGGATCGAGTTACAGCAGAAGAAATCCGGCTCGTAACCCAAGCAATCGAACGACAACTCGGGGGCATCTACTCCATTCTGAGCCGTGAGCTCAGTCTGCCTCTGGTTCGCACAATCATGCGTGTGATGAAAAAAGAGAACAAATTGCCTGCTGTACCTGAAGATAAGGTGACGCCGACAATCATCACAGGCATTGAGGCCCTCGGTCGAGGTAACGATCTCAACCGACTCGATACATTTCTTTCAGGAATCGGACAACTCCTCGGTCCCGAGGCCCTCAATCAATATGTAAACTTCTCTGAGTATCTGAAGCGTCGTGCTTTGTCACTCGGAGTTGATGTTGATGGACTGATCCGAAGCGAAGAAGAACTACAGATGCAGGCGATGCAACAACAAGAAGCCATGCAACAACAAATGATGCTGCAACAAACTGCTGCGGCAGCTCAACAAGAACAACAAATTGAACAAGCACAACAATCTGAAGAGGCAACTGAATAATGAGTGATTACCAAAAAGTAGAATTCCGAAGCGAAGAGACTGGGGCCATGTCCCCGGAGAATGTGGAGAGTCTTGAGCAAGAAGCCGCGTCGCAGGGCGAAGTTGAACAATCTTATGAAGAACGACCCGAATGGCTCGATCAGAAGTTCGAGTCTCCGGAAGCGATGGCGTTCGCGTATAAGCAACTTGAATCGGAATTCACAAAGCTGAGACAGGGCGATGAGACTGAGCAACCAGAAAACACTGGTGACTTGGAGCAACTCTCTGATACTGACTTTGCACCTTTCACTGAAGAGTTCAACGAGACAGGTGACATTTCAGAAATCTCAAGACAAAAGATTGAGGAGTGGGGGATCCCACGAGCATACATTGATGCGTACATTGAAGGTCAGAAGGCAGTGTCTGAAGGCCAAGTACAAAGCGTGTTTAATGCTGTTGGGGGTGAAGCCAACTACAACACCATGCTTGCGTGGGCCCAAGCCAACCTGCCTGAGCAGGAGATTGATACTTTCAACGAGATGGTGATGGGCAACGACCAGCAGATGAATATGGCTGTTCAAGGACTGTGGGCCCGCTTCAACCAAGGAGGCAACCAACCCATGCTTCAAGGTGACACCGGATCGTCTGCTCCTACTGGTGCATTCCAGTCACGAGCACAAGTAACTGCTGCAATGTCTGATCCCCGTTACAGAAAAGACCCTGCTTATCGTGAAGAGGTCTACCGCAAACTTCAACAATCCAACGTCATATGAGGTGAACTATGGAAAAACCAGGTTACAAAACAACTGAATTCTGGCTGGCCGCAGTGGCCGGTGTTTTGGGTGCAACGATTGCATCAGGTGCTCTTCCCAGTGAAGGCCCTTGGGTGCAAGCTGTGGCACTTCTCCAAACTGCTCTTATCTCGATGGGCTACACAGGTGCCCGTCTGGCTCTTAAATCCTACGGCGAGTAATGTGGAATGCTTTGGCCTCTCTCGTGGTGGCCCTTCTACAAGCGTGGGTTAAAGGCTTATTTCAAAATAAGAATGAGGCGGTGGACTCTACCCCTCCTGCTGATGTCCGTGGGCGTTGGCGTAACAGGGTGCAAGAGTTCAAACGTCGTATTCGTGGAGGTCAGTGATGGCCTCGTGAGACTTGGCCCCGATGTTCGGGGTCATGTTTATTTCTGGAATGGTTCCGCGTGGGAACTATCCGACAACTCTGTAGACCTCCCTGAAGGGTGGTATGCAGGATCTATGAATGGTGCTGAAGAAGTTACAGAATGAACTTTGGCCCTGCTGCGGCGGGACAACCTCTGGGAACCTAAACCAATCAGCTCAGTCAACAAACTTCTTTTTAAGAAAGGAATCCAACTATGGCTGGTGAAAACCAAGTAATGAACCCAATCGGGATTTCTCGACTGGGTGCCAACAACCTCGGATCAGACAAAGATGCTCTGTTCCTCAAGGTCTTCTCAGGTGAAGTCCTTCAAGTGTTTGAAGAGAACAACGCTCTTCTCCCTCTCGTTCGTCAACGCACGATCTCATCCGGTAAGTCCGCTCAGTTCCCCGTGACTGGCGTTGCTACCGCTAAGTATCACACCCCTGGTGAGTCCATCATGGCTTCTGGTCTTGATGCAGACGCCTCTGGTGGCAGCACTGGTGATGGTATCTTGAACTCAAGCAAGTACCTCACCAATATGTCACATTCTGAGCGTTTGATTGCCATCGACGGCATGCTCGTCTCCTCGGCCTTTATTGGTGACATCGACGAAGCCAAGAACCACTACGATGTGCGTTCCGCTTACTCGACCCAAATTGGTCGTGAGCTTGCTTACCACGCAGACCGGGCCTTGATCCGTACTGCAATCGCTGGTGCTCGTGCTGATAAGGACCGCTTCGGTGGTACTGATGCCAAATTCAAGGGTGAGTCCATTGATATTGACTCCACCAATGATGGTGTTACTGGCACTGAAATCGTTGACGGTATCTTCTCAGTGGCTCAAAAGATGGATGAAAAGAGCGTTCCAAGTGACGGTCGTTACATCCTCGTGAATCCTGCTAACTACTACAAGCTGCTCAACGACACCTCTGATGCCGTTCTCCGTGCTATCAACCGAGACTTCGGTGGAGAAGGAAACGGATCCGTTGCTCGTGGTGAGATTCTGCAAGTTGCAGGGGTTCGTGTGCTGAAGACCAACCACTTGCCATCCGGCAGTGATGCTTCAGATTCAATCTTCAAGGACGCACTCATTAACAACGATGTGTATGACGCACATGATTCCAGTGGATCAGACGGTGTTGGTTACTCAGCTGCTGCTGCATACAACACTGTTGGTGTGGCATTCCAAACCGAAGGTCTTGGCACCGTCAAGCTCCTCGATTTGGCTATGGAATCCGAGTATCAACTCGACCGTCTCGGCACCCTGATGGTTGCCAAGTATGCGATGGGTCACGGCGTTCTCCGCGAAGAGTGCCTTTACGAGCTCGTCACCGCGTAATAGACGCGACATCTAATTTTCACAGCGGGCCCTCGAAAGAGGGCTCGTTGCTTTTCTATAGGAGAACCCCATGCCCGCACGAACAACTGAACTAGAGTCCGTGAACACCATGCTTTCCACCATTGGTGAGCCCCCGGTAAACTCACTGACTGGTCAGCAGACTGCTGATGCCGCCATCGCCAAGAACATTCTTGATGAGGTATCTCGTGACGTTCAGACTGCGGGCTGGCACTTCAATACCCAACACGGTGTCACACTTTCTCCCTCATCTGACGGCACGATCTCTATCGGATCTGATATTGTTCGTGTTGATTTGGATGACCGAGTGAACACCACTACTGACCAACCACGGGCCCTCACATCTCACGACAATCGTGACATCGTTCAGCGTGGGTCCAAGTTGTTTGATCGCACCAACAACACCACCACATTCACTTCAAGCGTGAAGGTCAAGACGGTGACACTGTTGGATTTTGAAGACCTTCCAGAGCCTGCTCGTCGATACATCACGATCCGCTCTGCCCGTATCTTCCAGGACCGTATGGTTGGTTCACAGAAGCACAATGCTTTCACACTGCGTGATGAGATGGGTGCTATGGCTGTCCTCCGTGAGTTTGAGGGTGATACGGCTGACCACAACATCTTCAACAACTATGACACGGCCATCATTGTGAACCGTGGCAACGCCATCCGAGGAGCCAGCTTCTAATGCTTGTTGCTTACCCGATCCCCAACTTGACGGGCGGCGTGAGCCAACAACCGGCAAACAGTCGGCCCATTGGTCAGTGCGAGTCTTCGGTCAATGCTGTCCCTCACCCTATCGAGGGGCTGACCAAAAGACCGCCAGCGAACCATGTCAAGGAGTTGATGACGGCCCCATCCAACACCCCCTTTATTCAACCAATCAACCGCAGTGCCACTGAGCAGTATGTCGTGGTGATTGATGGCACTGGTACGACTGGTGTCAAGGTGTTTGACTTGAATGGTGTGGAACAGACAGTCAACGTAGACAGCAATGTTGCTAGTGCATACCTGACCTCATCAACACCCCGTGACACCTTCAAGATGACCACGGTGGCTGATGTGTCCTTCATTGCGAACACTGCGACAACAGTGGCGATGGATACAACTGTCACCTCCAAGTATTCTTTGGATCTCACATCACCACCCTTCGAGGCTTTAATTGATGTAAAGGGCAGTCCTTCGAGCTTTCAAGAGCTTGACATCAAAGTGTACTTAAGCTCTGATAACCTTTTTGATGGTGGTAGTTCACCGAATACAGCCATCACAGATCCTCTTTTTACTACATTTACTGAAACAGGTAGTTCAGATACGGCAAAATTCACAGGTAATACATCTGCGGCAAAAATTGCAAGACGGATTAGAAATAAGTCTGACTTTGATGCAACAAACCGTCAGAGCAGCGACACTGGTGAATTCAGCACATCTTCAAATGCTATTAAAAATAATCGGGAGCAAGACAACACCTCCACGGTTTATCTGAGAAATACAACGCCTGCGGACTTTCAGTTAACGGTTGATGACGGACTAAATAATGCAGTAATCTTGGGTATTAAAGATAAGGTGGATAACTTCACTGATCTGCCTCCTATTGCCAAGAACAAAATGTTGATTGAAGTTTCTGGTAGTCCAGAGACAGAGATTGATGATTACTACGTCCGCTTCGAGCGTGATGGCGGATCTGATGTCGGTGTTGGCAAAGGACGCTGGGTTGAGACAACCGCTGGCGGCCTCAACAACAACTACGACTTCAACACGATGCCTCTGATCCTGATCCGCAGGCCCGACACTGAGTCTGATGGTCGTCGTAAGTTCGACCTCAAGAGAGCTGATGGTGTTGACCCGTCCTCCAACGTACACGCCGATGTGAAGTATGAGGACTTCAAGTTTGCTCCACGCCAAGTCGGGGATGCTCTGACCAACCCTGACCCATCTTTTGTCGGCCTCAAGATCACTGACATCGCGTTCTTCAAGAACCGCCTGGTGTTTATCGCTGGCGAAAATGTGGTCTTGTCAGAGACTGCTCAATACTTCAACTTCTTCCGGACAACCCTCACAACGCTCAAGGACTCTGCTCCTATTGATGTGACGGTCGGGGGTACGTCTGTCAACAAGCTGGAAGCTGCTGTCCCCTTTGCAGACCAGCTTGTGCTTTTCTCCTCGCAGGCTCAGTTCACCCTCCAAGGTGAGGGTGTATTGACACCCAAGACTGTCTCTATCACTCCGGCAACAAACTTCGACATCACTAGCAATCTCCGGCCCAGTGTCTCTGGCAACAGCCTGTTCTTCGGGTTCCCCAGAGGCAGCTTCAGCGGGCTGCGAGAGTATTACAAGACCAACGATACTGATGTCCAGTTTGATGCCATTGAGATCAGTCGGGATGTCCCGAAGTACATCAACGGCACCATCAAGACG